CCCCCCCTTCCCCGCCACAACAACGCCGACCAGCATTATTACCAGCCAGTTCCTTCTGCGGATAATAATCACAACCGCCGCCGCAATAACCGCTGCCGCCATGCCCGTCCGCGAGCCTGATCCCAACAATAAAAAAACCATGAAAATACTGAAAATCGCCAACCCGTATTTCAACTTCCCGCGAGCCGCTATCGCCATCCCGAACGAAACCGCAAACATCATTGCCGCGTAAGTGCCGACATAATTCGGGTTGAAAAGCGTCGCATAACATATCCTGGCATTGTCCCCCTGAAATTTTATCGGCCAGGGCCCCGCGCCCGCAATTAAATATTGCCCGAAATCCGTCCTGAACAAATCCCATCCCAAATATTGCGCCGCGCCGATCCCCCCAATCACCGCCGCGCTGATAAATATCACCCCTAAAACCATTCGCGCTTGCCGCTCCGTAACCTGCCACGCCACAACCATCAAGACCAGATAGGAAAGCAAAACCAGTCCCCCCTCGTATTCCGCTGGATACCCGAATAACGCAATCGGTCTGAAGTTTGAAAACAATGTTGATAAAACAATTCCGCCGGCATAAACACCCGCCGGCACAATAAACCATCTCCCCGCGCCCAACCCCTTCCTGAATACTGCCAGCCCAAAACAACCCAACATAATCAACACCATTGCCTTCCAATAAGCGAAAAAATCACAGTCAACAAAACCCCCAAACTGCGCGCCGTAATCCATAAATTTCAACCGCACAATCAACGGCACCACCCCCGTCGCCAATCCCAACACCAACACTCGCGCATATCCTTCAATTCCGTTCATCTTCTTCCTCAATATGTTAAATTCGTCCGATCCGTCCGATTCTGAAATCTGCCCGCCGAAGGCGGGTCCGCCTCTCTGATTTAAAAGGGCGCTGATCTTGCTTCACTTTTCCGGACGCATCCTTGATGCCGGTCTAACCATTCCGACGCCCGAACTTCTATTAAAAACACCCGACCTTTCTCATCCGCCTGGCCGCCGGAGTTAATATATGAACCATGACTATCGTTCATTTCAATTTCCGCCCCGCATGAACATTTCATTTTAATCGTCTTCATTATTTCCTCCTTGTTTTATTTTTCTAAATACCATCCCCACCATGGAGCGCCGGGATGATTCGTTGTGAAAATCCAGTAATCAAGGTAGACCGAGCCGAATACCACGATCACGATCAGCAACAAAAACCCGATGCCTATCAATGTTTTCATTGTAATTTCCGCGCCTAGCGCGGCAGCGAAACACGCGGATTCTGTAATACCTCCCTTAAATCTGCGGCCAGTCTTGGCAAATGACTTGAAATACAAACCACATAGGTTAGTGCCGCTTCCCGACATGATCCAATGTGTTGAGTATCGCAGTCATCGTGAAAATCCAGCCGCAACACAAAATATTTCGCATTAGGATCGCACGGCGTTCCGTCTGCATGTAGAATTTGATACTTCTGTTTCAATCCGTCTCTTTTATCTTCTGCTGTTGGCTTCATTCTTTAGACCTCCTTTTTTTGGTTCTACTTTCCCAAACTCCTTTTCCATCCACCGCATCACATAATCCGGAATGCTTGATGCAAACGGGATTTCTTGGTTCTCCGTCATGCCCTGCGGATCAAATCTCTGCCGCCCAAACTTATTCACCAGCGTTTCCACCGTCTCTTGATGCTGAAGCAGCATTGAGATGGCCGTTGACCATGAATCCGCCCATCCGTCCAGCAGGGATCCCGATTGATCAAATTCAAGGAAGACCTCTCCGGGCCGGCCATCCGGATAAAGACCGACCGTGATATAAAACTTCACCCGCTTCCCATTCCACCGTATCGCCGCTTTGTGCGTAATGCTCTGCCGTGTGTCTGGTAATCGTTCCCTCATCTTCTCCTCTCTCAAATTTGAAATTTCTAATCTGTAATCCCTTCCTCCGCCTTCATCCGCTCCCGCCTTAACTCGCGCCGCGCCTCCAGCTCCTTCGCCCTGGCCGCCTCCTCTTCCAAAACCTCAACAACCATCCTTGCGTCCCGCTTCCCATAAAACTCGCTCATGGTCGCAATGATTTTCCTGAACTTCTCTCTGTTTTCCGGTTTTCTCACGAATTTGTCCTCAAAATTCGCCCCGCCGGAGCCTCTTCGGCGTAGGTGGGTAGCTCATTCATTTTTTCCAATACCGCTCCGCCCCGGCCGCCTTCGTATCCTCGTCAAAATATTGCCAGCTCCCTTCCTCGCCTTTATCAAACCAAAGCCGACGCCATACCTCTTCGCCTGTTTCCCGGTTTTTCTGAATAATGAATCGCGCGTCTTCTTTCGGTGAAAATTTATCACGAATGGCCTGAGCGTCCTCCCGGGCGCCCGCCCGATCAAGATCGCTTGCCGTCGCCAGGGCAATCTCCTTTTCCTTGTTCCTCCAAACGCAGATCACGTTATCGGCCACGTTGGATATGTTCCCCGATCCCGATATGTCATATTTCCGCGGTGGGTATTTATCCGGATCGTGCTTGCTGTCCGGTTTCTTGCTATGTGCCACAAGGTGCATGTGGACGTTGTAATCGGTCGCGAATTGCTTCAGGCGCAGACACACCGCCTTCTGTTTGTCGTATTCCTCGCCGCCGATCTCCGTCAGCATCATCAGCGAATCCAGAACAAAATGCTGAACGCCATACTTTTTTGCAACGTATTGGAAAACATAGAGCGCGTCTTCCACCGTCGTTTCCCCGATATGCGCGTAGAGCCAGAAATAATTATCCATCCACCGGATCACATCATGCAACTCTTCGGCGGAAGCCGGATGGCCGCGGCCCATCGCTTGCCGGCAAAGATTTTTGAATGTCTTTCGCGCCGGGAATTCCAAGCTGGCGATGCAACTGCTCTTCCCGCATAACGCGGCAAACACCAGCATCACATGATTCAGCAGGATCGTCTTGCCGTTCCCGCTGTAGCCATGCCAGATTGTCAGCTCGCTCGGGTTGAACGTGAATTTCAGCGCCGGCCAGGGTGTAGGATCGCCCAGCCGCGCCTTGTCGTTCAGGTCCGGGTAAAACTCAAACCAAATGTCTTTTTCAATCTCGGAAGGTTTTAACAACTCTTCCGGATCAAGATCACGGGAAGCGTTCATAAACTTCCAAAAGTCTTTTTCCACCATGCCGGATACAAGACACTCATTCGCGTCCTTCTTCCCTTCCGGATAGTCCAATATCCTGCACCGGGTCCGCCCGATACGCGGAATCAGCGCCGCGGTCGCTTTTTGCCCCGGTTCATCAGCGTCCAGGCAAAGAAAAACCTCAACAAATTTTTCAAGCCATTCGTAATCGTGCTTGATCCATTCCGTATTCGGATCATTGCCGTCGGATCCCGGCCACTTGGCCCCGAACGGAACGCTCACCGCCGGGAATCCGTAGGCCGCCAGCGTCATTGCGTCTATCTCGCCCTCGCTGATGAATAAGTCGCATTGCTCGGGGGGAATCGCCTGAATCCCAAACAACATTTTCGGCGCCCCCTTCGGCAGAACAAACATCTTGCTTTTGTCAGTGATATTTCTGAACTTCAGGCTGTTCAGTTTCCAGCCTGCCCCGCCGGAGCCTCTAGGCGAAGGCGGGTCCTGGGTGAAGCTGGGAAATACCACGCACTCTCCATCCCGGCTTTCGCCGATCTTGTAACCCTCCAGCACGGCCGGCGGAATTTTTCGCGTCTCAGTCAGCCACTTGAACACTTTGCCGGCCTTCCGCAACGGAACATATTCATTCTCAAGATTTATCGCCGGCGCCGGCGGCGACGCTTCCGCTGTATTCTCCCTCTTCAATTTCAAATTTGAACTCTGAGATTCTTTCTGCCTTTCTCCTCCCACCCGCCGCCAGCCGCGGTCTTCTTTCATTCCTAAAAATTCCATCGCCTCTTTCATGGCCGGAACAAACTGAACCTTCCGGACCGCCATCCAAAGCGAAAGCAAGTTGCGCCCGCGGAATTGATCGGATGCTTGAAAGTCCGCCCAATATCCCACCTTCGCGCCGCTTAAATGAATTCGCAAACTTGTCCCCGGCGTCCCGGTTACGTCGCCGCATACCCACTCCGCGCCGTCTTTTTTTCCCGCCGGAAGCAGGTATGCGCAAACTCTCTCCGCGTGTTGATTCAGCCGTTCCTTGATTTCGTTTCCGTCCATGATTAAAGCCCATTCAATTTTGTTCCGCCCAAATTGCCCTGCGTAGTCCGCCGCTGCGGCGAGACGAAGCATGGGCCTCTTTTCATTTTCCCACTTTTGCTAAAGCGTCATTCGCCCGTTCAATCAGGTCTTCAGCGCTGAGATTTTCAATTCCCGAATAAGTACCGCGCGGAGTTGCTGTCGTTCCGTCTTTTATCGCCCGATTCAAATACCCGCGCAATTTTTTAACCGGATTGTCCGGTAAAACCATCGTTTCAACCATGTCCCTGATGAAATCGCTGATCCCCGACGCCCGGAATTCTTCCGGACATCCGGCCAGGGCGTTTTCTATGTCCACCTCCCGCAATGCTTCAAACTCCGGCCTTATCGCCTTGATCCTCTTCACCTGCGAAAGCAATCCCTCCGGGGGGGGTGGTGGAGGCTCCGACTGACCCTCCTTCCCCTTCCCTTCCTTTCCTTTCCTTTCCTTTCCATCCGTCTCTACTGCTTCCCCGTTGCTTCCCCACTGCTTCCCCACTGCTTCCCCGTTGCTTCCCCACTGCTTCCCCACTGCTTCCCCCTCTGTTTTATCAATGTTTTCAGTAGGTTTATGCTTTTCTTGCGGAGGTTCTTCTCCATTGCTTCCCAGTTGCTTCTCGGTTGCTTCACCACTGCTTCCCCGTTGCTTCCCCGTTGCTTCCCCGTTGCTTCCCGATTGCTTCCCTGTTGCTTCACACTTCGGAAGAATTGAGGCAGCCTCGGCTTCCTTGCCGTTTATCCGTTGGTGCTTTGTGAATGTGCGGATCTGGATGATCTTTTTCCCGTCAACTTCATAGCGGATGATGAAATGCTCTTTATGGTCTGCCAGCTCCTGTAGAAGCGCGTTGACATCTTGTGAATTGTATGGCAAAACCTCCGCCTCAATTCGCTTTGGACGATCCTCCAGGCGGCCGTCACGGTCCGCCAACAGCCATAATCCGATGAACAATAGCCGCGCGTATGGCCCTACTTCTGCCAGTTGTTCATCCTTGAAGAAATCCGGTTTTATTGTCCTGATCCTCATTTTTTCACCTCCTTTTTCTCCAGCATTATCGTGGTTCCGCACGATTCACAACGGATCGTAATGTCCCCGTCAATCGTACATCGCACGTTGACCATATTTTCGTCGCCATCCTCCAGTTCAACGATCTGGCCGCATTCCTCACATGTAATCTGCTTGCCGACCCACCATGGCCGCCAGTTTGCATTTGCTTTTCTGATCACTTTCATCCTTCACCTCCATCCTGTTTTGAAATTTGTAATCTCAAATTTGACATTTTCCCGCTCCACACCTCCTCGCCAGTTCCACCAGCCAATCCGCGAAATCTGGCGGCGTCTTTTCTCGTTGTTTCTGCCCAAGTTCCGGAAGCGCGCTGCAAGGGCTGGCTTCGGGTCGGCCAGTCCTACTGTTGTGCGCGCGCCTGCTGAGGGAGGTAACGCAGTGTGATGGACTTCCACTTCTGCGCGGCATTTCCGGTAGGTCGGCTGGTTTTGCGCCCACGATGTAGAGCCGTGTGCGCTTTCTCGCCAGGTGTCCCCAATGGAACTGGTCGCATTGCAGTGTCCATCCTCCCCACTGGTCCGGCAGCCAGTCCGGCTCAGGCAGTTGCGCCTCGCGCCAGAGATCGGACGCGGCCGGGTGTTCGAGCACTCCGCCCCAGCGACGGAGCTGTTCTACCGCCCACAGTGCAAGGCCGTGCTCGTGCGGCGGAGCTTTTGCCCATGCTTTCAAGGTGCCCCAAGTCCTGCATGGCGGATGCGCCACAACCGGGCATCCGCCCGGCCACGTCCGGGCGTCGCGATTGATGTCGTAGCAGTCCACGCCGGGCAGCGTCTTATAGATGCTGTCTGCCCGGACAAATAAGGCGGCAATTGTTTGCATCACCATCTCCCCCTTGCCCGCGGACACCGCCCAACAAAATCAAAGACCCGCTCGTTTTTCACCAGAAGCCGCCGGGATTCAATAATCATCCCGACCGTAAAATTGACGTTGCTCCGCACATGGATCACGATCGGCAAGTCCCCCAGCAAAGCCTCCATCCATTTTTGATTATGCGGATATACCTTCGTTACCACGGCATCTACCTCCCCCGCCGCGTCTGAAGCCTCCTGCATGGCCTGAGCGCCATTGGAAAGGGATCCAGCAGCCGCCTCTGGTACTTTGACGGCCACATCGCCCAGCCTGACCCCTTGTGGGGCGTTTTCTTTAAGGACCCTGCGAAGTTTCTCTATGGCGCCGGCTGAATACCTGATTTCCCGGCCTACCTTCGCAAAATCCTCGTCCAGATAAAGTTCACTGGCCCGGAGGCGCCGCACGGCATCCCCGGTCAATCCCAGGGCCCCTGCCACCTCATCTTGAGAAAGGGCGAATACTGCCGCGCGTTTTTGTCGAGTAGACATAATATGATTTCCTTATTTAGGTTTGCTTTGTATTCCCCGTTTTCTCGCCTCTTTCGATTGGCGAGTGTCACAATATTCAACCGTGTGAGGAAACTTCAATGCCCCTCACGGAACCGGACTTGTGAATTTCTCACATCCGGCTCTTCAACAGAACTCATTTTCCGCCAGAGGCGGATCCGCCCAAGGCGGAAACGAACGACAACGTAAACAGATTGTGCTTGATTGCAGGCTGCGGCAGCGGATAGCGTTTCACGTATTCCGCAAATTGCTTCCGCCAGAGTTTCCCGCGCTGACTGCGACGGTTGAGCCATTTGCGCGTCAGCCGGAGCGCGACAGCATAGTAGCGCTGCAAGGCGCGTATGTTTCCGCTTATTCCGTAATACTGATAATGACCGCGCAGTTTGGCTGCCAGTATCGGCCACCATTCTTTGGTCGGCATCGCGTTCCTGACCGTCTTCAGCCATGCGTTCAACTCCTTGCACCTCTTGCGGAACTTTGCGCCACTGGTTCTACGATGCACCATGAAGTTGCCTTTCCGGCTTTTCCCGCAATAGTGCGTGAAGCCCAGAAAGTCAAATGTGTTGGCGCACCGCTTCTGCCGCTTGGCGTTTTGTTCCTCATACCTGCCGAAACTGATTCCGCGCGTCTTTTCAGGATGCAGTTCCATCCCATAACGCGCAAATCGTTCCTTCAGTATCTGCTCTATTTTCCGGGCGTCTTGCGCTGACTGCACCATACAGATAAAGTCATCCGCATAGCGCACCAACTCGGCATACCCTTCCAACTCCGGCTTGATTTTCCTCTCAAACCATACATCCAGCACATAATGCAGGAATACATTGCAAAGTAACGGACTCAAGTTGCCGCCTTGCGGCGTCCCCTGTTCGGTCGCCATCAGCATGCCCGCCTCCATGTATCCGGCTTTCAGAAAGCGTCTGATTATCAGCAGCGTGCTCGGGTCTTTAATCCGAACTTCCAACGCCTTCATCAGCCAGTCATGCGGTATCTTGTCAAAACATCCCTTGATGTCCGCCTCTACCACATGATTCACGGGCTTGGTCATGATTTTGCGACCCACAGTTTCCAACGCGTTATGACAGCTCCTGCCCGGCCTGAACCCGTATGAACAGTCCAGAAAATCCGCTTCGTAGATTGCCTCAAGTATTCCGACTATCGCTTTCTGCACGATCTTGTCTTCCAATGCGGGCATTCCCAGCGGCCTTCTCTCGTGCTCGTTCTTGGGTATATACACGCGCTTGGCCGGTTGCGGTTTATACCGCTTGGCTTTCAGGCGCATTACCAGGTCGTTTAGGTTTTCATCCAGCTTTTCGCCGTATTCCTTCCATGTTACGTCATCTATGCCACACGCCCGGTCTCGGCCAAGCTTCATGTAGCACGCTTTGAGATAACCCGCGTTCAGTAAATGTGCCAAGCACGTAAACTGATAACCGGTCTCCTCGCAAGCTCGTTTCTTTATGAGGGTCAATTTCGCAAATGTGTCTTCCCGCTCTATGTCAGGCATCTGTTTCCTTTCCCCTCTACGTTCTGTTGTCAGCCCCTTCGGGTGGACTGCGTTGTCCGCGCCGGGCATTACCCCGCCTACTCCCTTACTATGAGCTGATCCGACTGCCGCGCCACCTTACCGCCTCCTCGCCTCTTCAGCTTGTCGGCCGCTTTCCGAGAGCAACGCGGCTCTCCCAAGTTCCAACGCCCACTGTTCGCTTGCCCGCCACGGACTTAGACCCCGGCACGGCGGATTGTGCTCACCATTTCGCGCAACCCGCTGCTGGCTTCCAGTGCATGAAAACCTTGGCCCTGTGCAACAAGGAGTATTTCGGGGCTCAATACCTTCACTTGCGTTGTGGCTGACTCGCTCCTTTCCTATGGCTTCGCGCAGTTCGTTGCCTCTTTGCGCGCATAGTTCCGTTCCGACCCGGTGGTTAACCTTTGGTCGTGCCGGCTTTGCCGGCTTGGTGTGCGCCAGCTTCGCTTGGCGCACTCATCGCTGATTCCTCCTGTTCTGTTTCATGAATACAATCCAGTGCGTCTTCGCCGTGGCTCCGCAGCGTTGTCCAAATAATGGACGCTCCGGCGTTAATCCAAGAACAGTGGAAACGGGCACGCTATGCTCGTTCCACTTAAAAATTAGCGTTCCTAAAGGACACAACACGCGGAAGCACTCGCGGAAGCCGGCGCTGATCTGATCTCTCCAGTTCTTTTTCAGTCTGCCATACTTCTTTGCCATCCAACTGTTGGGACCGGCGAATGTGTGGGGTGGATCAAATACGACAAGCGCGAACGTGTTATTTGGGAACGATAGCGCGGTAAAGTCTTCAAGTTTGTCGGGCGCTATCACAATTTCTCGGCGGCCTTGACAAGTGTCTGCGACCAATTTTTCACGGCGATTGTCCACGAACAGAGCTCTCTGATCGGCCTTATTAAACCACATCATCCGTGCGCCACAGCAAGCGTCCAGGACTGGCGGATATAGAGGACGAATAATGTCTTGCGCGGTATAATTCATGGCTTCCTCCTGTTGCTCCGCCTGAGAGATTTATTCCGCCTCAGTTCGCGGCTGACCCGCGCTTTCCCCGCCCGCGGGATTTTTTGAAATTTCGGAATATCTTCAATCGCTTCCAGCTCGCGCTCCGTTCCACGTATCGCCTTCAGAAAGTTGATCTTCATCTTCTTTTCATCGCTCCTTTGTTAAAAATTTTGTACGCTATGAACCGATATATACTTCAAGGGGGGCGCGCTCCAAACATATCCCCCCCCCGCCTTCCCGCGTCGGCCGCCATCGCCGCCGGCCTGCCGATCATTTTCACTTCGGTTTTACCCGCGTCGCATAATACATATTCAGTCTACTAATCGGAAATTGTAAAGACATACCTATCAACCCTTTATAAAATCAGCCTTACTTATTGATTCAGGCCCGTTTTCTGCCCCTTCATTCCGATCAATGTTTACAGTGGTTTCCGCAATGCGGTGGGGCGTCTGCCCTATGCTGTCTTCCGGCGCTCCAGGCGCCTCCAGGAGGGCAATCGGGCCCTGGGCCTGCGCCTCATCGGGCCCTACAACCACTTCCACGTCCCCTTTTTCCCCCTCTTTTTCCTCCCCCAAACCGATTTGACTACGGCGTTCATATTCCGCCTTCACCCGCGACAGGTATTCCATCAGGTCTTCGGCGGGTGCCGCCGACACCGACTGTATTCTTGCTGTCGGGGAACCAGACAAGAGCTCATGTTTCTCGGCCAGGATGCCGAAGACGATGCCCAAATCTTTAATGGTCATCTTCTTTTTTTGGACCGGATCACAAAGCAACTCTATAATCCCTTCAACACACATCTTCGCGCCTTCGCGGGATAGGCCGGCAATCCTTCTTTTTTCTATATCCACAACCTCCGGCTCGCGGGCGCGCACTGCCAAGACCGTGTTCGGCCCGACATGAAGAATTCTTGCGATACGCAAGACGCCCAAACCCTCAGCGCTCAGCGCAACGATTGATCTGTAACGTTCAGGATCGGCAGCGAAAAGCCGCGCGCCAGTGTATTCACGCTGTTCGGCTGACTCTTCAGCGGCAAAAAGCGCGTCGGGCATTTGATCTGACGAGAAAAGTTTAAGCTGCTGATCAGCAGCTTTAATAAGAGATGGATTGTTCAATTTTTTACCTCAAAAAAAAATCACGCCAAGACCCCGAGCCACATACCATGGCATAAACCCTTCGTCCCGCCCTTCAGCCACATATAAACCATGCTTTTGCGACCAGGTATAAGTCTTGCCGGCGACATCGTGCCTGGTACACCTCACTGTATTCGGCAAACCCAGCTTGTCTTTATCCGGAAAAAACCCGCGAATCGTTTCGGATATATGGTGCATGGATTTAGCGGCTCAAATAACCGCGCACGATTGCCTTAATTCGTCTTAAAACACTTCGTCGCGCCGGCGGGATCACTTCGCCAAGGCGGTCAAGGTGCCTGAGCTGGCCACCGGATAAGATTTTCTCAACCCGGATTGAATCAGTTATGGAATGTGATAAAGCTGGCGGTTCAATCCATCTTTGCCGGGGCCGATCGCTACGCTCGCGGAGAACAAGAAACAGACTGATTGTATCAATCAAGGGTCCACTCACATTCTTCCCCTTTCATTTGGATTACTTTGATTAAAAAATCTCCATTAAAAACCCACCGAATTTTAAGCCTCTTGCTTGTAGGGGCTCCGATGAGGTTGAGAAGAGGAACGGGTAGCCGCGACCGGGGAGACTAATCGCCGGCCAGTGTTACCACCGCTGCCGCGTGCAGCGCGGCTCCCGTTTGAAAATCCAGCGACTTCAATGAGAATCAACTTGTTTGTCCGGGCGAATTCGTGTAACTTTGTTTCTGCGTGATACCGATCCAGAGCGGTGAGTTCAAAATAATCGCCATTGCCGACACGAATTATAACAATCCCATGATATTTATCGGCAGAGATCTCTTGAAATTGAGCGCGAGCAAAACGATCTGTCATTTTAGTCTCCTTGTTGAGTTCTGTGGTTTCAGTCCTAAAAACCACTATAAGTAGTTCTCAACTCTCATGCCAAGGAGTCTACAGATATATTATGCGACGTCAAGGGTTATTTTCATTTTTTTTCAATTATTTATAGAAGAGCCTGTAAATAGGACGTTTTATGCATCATTTTTGTTGAAGAATTTTCTCAATTTGAAGGGAAATAAATTGCGTGTGGTGGTTTTAGGACACAAAAAACCGACGCATTTAAACGTGGCCAGTGAATGCCATTGAGTCAGGGCGGACTGCGCGGACCCCGATCTGATCCCCGAGGATCTCTTGCCGACGTTTGGCGATCGGGCGGGTGTTCATGTGGTATGTGACCTGGGCGTCGGCGGGGGATCTGCGCCGGGCTGGCAGGTGTCAGTATATGGGAAAATCAAAGGGAAAAATCAGCGGCTTGGCGGAGGCCCGGAGTGCATCAATTCTTTCAGCATAGCCCCCTTGCCGGCGCGCGTGGGCTGGCGCATAACGCTCTTGACCTCAATAGGCGCCGCGGATCTGCCGGCGGACCGGGAATTTAGCCTTGACAGCCAAAATAAACCTTGTAGGATCAATCAGGATTGACGATCGGAACAGGGTGCACGGGGTAATGCCGGAAAAAGGAGGGCGAATTGTGAAACTTATATTAACCGCGACCTTCTGTGTTGGGCTTCTGATGGGAATATTTTTGTGTTACTGTGTATTGCCCCATCGCTGGCAATATTTTGAGCCAATTAAGTATACGGATAATATCCTTTTCAGCAAGGCTGATCGTTTAACAGGAGCAATTTGGATAACGTCGCCTTTAAATTATGGATGGATTCGCGTACCACTAAAATCAACTACAAAGCAAAAGGCGAGTTTACCTCCGTTGCCTGAAGGCTTTGTATTGGATCCTTAATACGTTGGGCGCATAACGCTTTTGACCTCAATAGGCGCCGCGGATCTGCCGGCGGACCGGGAAGTTAGCCTTGACAGCCAAAATAAACCTTGTAGGATCAAACTATGAAGATATTCTTAGCATACCTTCTCTCAGCTTTTATTCCATTTCTATGCGAAGCAATTGCTTTATCTGGCTTCATGCCTTTTGTTTTATTGCTTAAGCGGATTAACGCAGAGCCATTATATTGGATAGAAGCCGCCATCATCACTATGCTTGCGTGTTTTACTGCTGTTTTCCTATCGCACACAGTCTTTGCTTGGCTCTCCATCAAATACTCAATCGGGCCCATTCTCTGCATGGTCCTTATTACAATAATTCCGAATGCGGCACGAATAGCGCGTTTCCGTTACTCCAAAGAAGGTTTCATAGAATGGGGCTATGCCATTGGAGCGCTCTATGGCTTTATTCTCGGAGCATTATTTTTTGTGTGGGACGTGTCCGGTAATTTTATCATGTTTCTCGGCTCCATTCCGCTTCTCTTATTAGCCTATGGAATCATTCTTTCTCGCACAAAGACATTTCCTTTCTGGAACCTGGTCTCAAAATTTCCAGACGAGGCTTACGATTGGTTCTGTACCGATGCTTGCTGGTATATATATGATCCACCGAATGGACAGACTTTGAAGCCAGACACGGACAAATATAACGGAGGGTTTACACTATACGTCCCAAAACTCAATCGGCGGATCACAATCTTTGGTCGGTTTGATTCAATTGAACAGTCAGAACGTCAATTCCTTGAAAAATATAGCAAACTTATATGATTCAGACCGCGCGCCGGCGGATTGGGCGAGAGGCTTCGGCAAGGTATCGGCGAGTGCCTTCAGTGCCGTGGAATAATAAAGCACCTCGCCCTTCTGTTTTGATCGGACTCATATACTCTTTGCCCACCTGGAGGATTTTAACGTATTGGCGGGCTTGTCAGAAACGCAATGAATAAATGGAGGTTGACAATGGATACAAAATCTATCCTTCACGGTCTCATCATTCTTTCAGTCAGTATTCTTATCGCCGCGTGTTTAATCAGCTTCGCTATCGGTAAAAAACCCTCTACTTATAAGTGGGATGTTGTGGCCGGAGAGGGGCTAAAAATTCTCTTAAACAAGGAAACGGGAGAATCAACTGTCATGGTGCCTGATCTGCGAGGAGCGGGACGTACTGGCCACCTGATACCCATGATTGATTATCTTAAACAATGCGAAGCGGAAACATCAGAATCAGGAAAGACCGGAAAACTTGTGCCAGTGGATTATGATCCCTATGCTGGGATTGCCGTGTTAGAGAAGCCAGCGGTTACACCAGTTAAAGAAAAATAATAATTTATTTTTCCGGCCTTCCTTCATCAGTCTTTTCAACGCCGCCAAACGCTGGGCGCGCGTAGAGTGGCATATGACAAAAAGGTCGCCCGGGTGGGATGATCTAAACCCTTGACGACACATACCGTTCGGTTATGATATTTTCTATCAAGATGAAATTATAAACGGTTAATAATGGAGACACCGAATGAATGAGAAAATACAAAAATTCATAGGCTCACTTCTTGTCGGGATTGCCATATTATTTCTTGCCGTGGTAGGCTTCCGGTCTTGCGTAATCTCAAAACACGAATACGGTTTTCTTGGCGTTGACGAGGATGGAAGATCAGCATTGGTTTATCATCTAAACTCGGGCTCTCCAACATCTGTCACGTTTTATACTGAATTCTTTGACCATCCATTTATCAGTCGCCTTTGGCGACCGCCGATGAACTGCACTCTTCGCATGAAACAATATATTGACGAAGAGAATGAAGTTGCCATGCGCATCAATGAGGGACTTGCGCGAAAGGCTGAAATTCTCAAACCTTTAATCAATAATTTTCTAATGGTTAAGGCTGATCTTCCTTTGTATGGATACGATCCAATATGTCTATCAAAAAACAACACGGTTCCAGCCAATGAATTCATGACAATAGCCAGAGAGAAAGGCGTTCAAACTGCCCGTGATATGCTTCGGGGATTCGGATTCACGACATTTGAATGGGTAATTAATGGTGAAAAGAAAACCATAATACAGTTAAATACGAATGTTTTGAATGGGACCGAAGGTTTCTTCACAGTGCTTGGAAGCGCAAGTAATCACCCATGCGATATGGCGGTTGACTACATATGGGGATGGAAAAAAGAATTACCGAAATCGCCTCCGCAGACCCCTTAACTAAATCGCTGGCGGTCTAGTCATACCCATTGGAATCGGAAAGGAGCCCGTTGGCCGGGGCGGGCCCGCATTCCTTGCCTTGAACGGCGCCGGCGTGCCGGGAATGGGGCGGCCAAGAAGTTCCTGTACAAAACGCATCTTTCCTTCCTTTGCACCAGTCCTCCAAATCTTCTCCAGGATAATGACCTTCTGGGCAGGGTCTAACTGATTATATTGCTCATTCGACAACCAGATGTTCATTCGATTCATCCTCGCCTCGCCCACCAATTCCTGATACCTCTCATATTCACGGACGGTCAATTCCCTCGGGACCTGCGGAGGGTGAGTCTTGGGACCCGGCATCATAACCCGCCTCTCCGGGATGCTGGGAATGGCCCCAGGATCGCGCGTGGCGCTATAGACCTGGTAAACCTCTCTCATGATCGGGTCGGCTGGGATCTGCCGCGTCTTGGTCACGTCAATAAAGTTCCATACCCAGGGATTATCGCCTTCGGGCGTTGTCCTGATCGGCCTGCCGAATAAGTCGCGCTTTAAGGGCATATTCTCCGTCATAAACAACTTTGCCTTCACAGCCCCCTCAAAACTCTCCAACGGGCCATCACCCCTTAATTCCGGAAGATAAGACATCCGCGCGCGATTAATCGCGGCCAAGGTATTCGGCAAAGGAATGGAAGATGCCGTTTGAAACCATGCGCTTAACCAACTATCATATTGACCTCTTTGCACGGCATCCAGAAGCGCACTTGTGCCCTTGAGAGTTGACAGATTTAAAACAGCGGCTCCAGTCTGCGGCACAATGCTCAATAATTCCCCTGCTAAATTCCCCATCCTCTGCGCGGCAGATAATCCAGCCTTATCAAGCGTTCTTTGCACGGCTTCATGGCTGTTGGCGGCGATCGTGCAATTCAACCCGAAGAATCCAAGATATTGAAAGTTAATCAGTCGGTCGCCTTCCCGCCATTCGCTTGATTCCCCTCGTTTTAACCGATTAAGGGCTGACAAATTCAAACTATTTGGCGCGCCGGCGCCATATTGCAATCCGCGCCGCTTCGGATCCTTATCTGGATCTCCCATAATAATCCCGTGCTTTGCTAAATATAATGCCGCCAACGTCATCATAGCTCCCGTGACCGTCTGGCCTATATTCAAATTCGCCGCGCGACGATCGCCCTTAACAGCCGCCCGCACCGCTTCATAAAGCGGAATCGGCGGCAGGGCATACCGCATACCTTCAAGCATAATATTTGAGGGTGTCTTAACATAAGGTACAACTGTCCGCGCCGCCACTGTGGCTACCGGGCTACCTTCCATTTTCTTAAACGCAAAATTAAGTATATCGGATAATGGATTGTCCTGCTGGAACACCGCCTCACGCATCTCTTTCTCCACTACCTCGCGCGCTTTTGCGTCCGGGAAACGGATAAACTTTTGAAGTTCTTCCCCCTGAAATCCCCTCAATCGGCCTTGCTCAGCAAGCCCTTTCATTCGGGCGGCCTCACTGAACGGTAAATCCCCGAAAGAAAGCATGCGCAACATCGGCTCCGCTTCAACGCCCAGAACGGCTTCAAGCGCTTTCTTGAAGCGGTCAATTTTGGAAATCTTTCCTTCCCGCGTAAGGGCCAAACCTTCCCCTGACCACGCCTGGACGGCCGCCCGCAACGGCCGGAATCCCTGTATAGTTTCCCCCGAAATCTTCTCCGCCGTCTTACCGCCGGTAAATTGCTGACCTGCAATCTTCACTCCCTGGTATGCACCCTTGAACGCCTCAAATGTTCCCACCGTCGGACTCAATACTGTCCGTCGTCCGCCGCTAAATAAACTTTCCACCTTATCCAGTGCCGCTCCGATCGCCTTCCCGGTGTCCCGTAACGGCATCAGAAATAAATTGCCGGTGATATTACGGATTTGACTGAGTGGGGTTAGCAGGTTGCCCTGAAGCGCCTGGGTCAGCATTTTGCTGATTGACATTGGCGTCATGTCCCGAACCATGGCAACCAACCGCCGGTTTGACGCATTAGCCAATCGCTCCATTTCATCCGCGTGCTTCGCATTTGCATCGGTGAATTCGCGCTCCAGCATTCGTTCTGCCGTGTGGAATAAATCCCGCGCCCTAAAATCCTCGTCAATGAAACCTTTTAATCTTTCGCGCTGCGCGCCGGAAAGTTGCCGCTTATTGCGGTTAAGTTCCATCTCAATCATTAATAACTGGCCTTCCGGAGTCCGGGTTTTAAGCTCCGCATATTGCCGGAGTAATTGCGCGATCTTCGTGCCCTTTTGCGACATGCGCGCCACGTCCTCCTGCACATCCTGGCCGCGCGCCAATTTGCGGTTAAAAAGTTCCAACCCAGCCTTGACCGAAATGTTATCCGGACCGTCAGCTACCGGCGTTGTGTCCCTGGCAACAGCCAATTCATCATCGGTCATGCGGTTTAAGCGCTCATTAATTGCGCGATAACTCTGCGGATCGTAATAATTTTCCGGGTTTGCGCGGACCGCGGCCGCCTGGTCTGGAGGAAGTTCTTCCATCCCGGCCACTCGCTTGGCAAAGCCGCGCATCTTACCGCCTTCCCTGGCGGCAACTTCCCGCATGAATGTATCCAGCCCGGCCGCCTGGGTGGCACGAGGGCCGTGGGACTCCGGCCGCGCAAACCAATCCGCGCGCATGTCCGGTGTCATATCCTTGTGCAAATACGTGATGCCGCCGGCGGGATGATCAATAAGTTGAATCCGGCCCGGGTATAGTTTATCCAGCTCGGATTTGTTTTGCGGGGATGGAGCGGGGCTTAAGCCACGAGATGTTTCTGTTCCCGGGCGTGTTTGCTGTCCCGATATGCCTGGGCCTTTTCCAGATTCTGCCGGACCGGGCCCTGACTGCGCCACTGCCGGTATTCCTTGAACAGACTCGGTTCCTGCGCGAACTCCGGCGGCCAGAACGCTCCCGGACGATTCTCCTGGTTGTGCTTTTGCTCCGCCGCCCAGCAGCGCGCGAATAGTTTCCGCTTTTCCTCGGATAAATTCTCTGATTTGCCTTGCATTTTGCCCTCCGTCCTGAACGCGCAATTCCCGCTCCAAATTCTGAATCAGTTTAGCACTACTATGGGAATGCGCAAGCATTAAATCGTTTAAAATTTGCTTTGGACTTTCGTTGATTATCTTGCTCATGCGGTTGGCGAGCGCGCGCAACGTCGGTTGTCCCACCGGCTTCCCCGCCTGAAGCGCGGTTAAAACCGCAATGTTATTAACAGGAATGCCTTGGTTGGCCAAGGCTTCCCTCAATCCATCCGTGGTCTCTCCGCTGGTGAAAATATCATCCACAATTATCACGTTTTTCCCGGCTGTCCGCGCCGCCAAGTTCGGATCAATGACTTCAAAGGTTGAAGGATCCATCATCTTGCGAATGTAACCCGACCGTTTCTTCGCGGGTTCACGCGCATTGCCTTTTGCATAATCAAATTCCTTGATGATTTCCCCGCCAAAATCAGATTGTAAACGCGCCGCAAGTTCGTCAGCAATTAGATTTTTACCGGAAGTTGAAGGCGTTACCAAATAGACGTTATCCTTTCCTTTCAACGCCGGCGCGTATTCGTCCGGTTTATAATAATTTTCCACCAACCGCTCTGCGTTCTCAGGTGTCTGCCCCGTCTTGTTCAAAAGCATCTTCCGCTGGACCAGATGCAAGGTGTTCGGGGTGGAAAATATCACCGGCGATGGTTTGATCTCAGCCAGTGGTTTCACCGGCGTTATCACCCCAGGCGTTTTGCCTGCCCCGAGCGGAGCCGGTTCTATCCGCGGAGCCGAAGAACCTCCTGCTCCACCCGCGATTTCCGTTTTCCCTTGTGCTTGAACCACTCCACCTGCTCCAGCCGCCGCTCCGCCTGCTCCCGGCTGGGATACGGCCCGCCCAGGTTGCGGCCTTCCTCGCTCAATACCCGCCATCCGCCTTTGACTTTCCTGATCATAATTTATTCCTTTCCCTTTCAATTCATTGCCAATTTGCATCGTTTCCGGCGTATTTAAAAGTTCCCGGGCGGCCATATCCCCGCGCCGCGCGCGGGTTAAAATCCCGAACATGAAATCGGTCATAGCCTGCGTTCCCAGCGTGGCCACCGCATACTTCGGCCAATCGGACGGATTACCGTTCTGCTCCGCCATCCTCTGCGCCTCCTGAATACCGTTCATATAGGCTTCCGTATTTATCCCCGCATTAGTCAAAATCGCCGTCGTCTTGGCCAGCCAATTCCGGGGTAATTGAGAGGCCATGGTGGGTGTGCCCATGATGGAGATTGAATGCAATGCCGCTTGGGTCTTTTCCTCCGGCGTTCCGGGCGTGCTGGCAAAAATGGCTGCGGATGCCTTGGCGTTCTGGATGGCCGCCTGACGCATTAATTCCCGGCTTCCGGTCAGTTCGGCCGGTTGGGCCCCGCTTACCTTGTGTAATAGTGCAAGGTCAATCGCCAGTGATAACGCCCCCTCCCCGATCTGCTGGGCCACATAAGCCGGAATCCCGCCATGTTTATGGATTTCATTAAGGGTTTCTGCATGGGTTTCCCGCACCTCATCCATAAAATCATTGGCCACCTGCTCCCCCTGGGCCTTAATTTGTGCAGCTTTTGATTCCTCAAGAGGCTGGGTCGGCTTTAGTTGCCGGCTTTCTTGGAATTTCTGCATCGTTTCAGGAAAGGCCTGCCATAAATACGTGAATGCCTTATCCCGGATTGCCCGTGGAAGCCCGGTAACGCCCTGGGCCGTGTCTTCAAGTCCCTGCACAATTTGCGCCCCTTTCTCAGCCAACATACCCCCGGCGCTGGTCGCGGTCCGTGCTATATTCCCGCCAATTCCTTTTGATTGCAGATAATCCGGCAACCTACTGGCTTCCGGCGTGGATGCTGGACTAACCGGCGCCGAAGCGGCAAACGGATCATAATCAACTGGAATGAGATTCCCGCCCACCACTTCCTCCTTGGCCCCCGCAGCCGCCTTAACGACAGATGGAACGCCAGGGGACGGCTCCGGCGGTATCAGCTCCTTCGCGGGAGCCGCCTGCGCCGGCGTGGCAAAGGGGTCATAATCCACCGGTATCAAATTTCCGGCCGCAGGAGTCGTTTTAACCCTTACAAGATTGGAAGGCGGTTCAGCAATTCCCGCCGGGGCGGCAAACGGATCATAATCAACTGGAATAAGAGCCATTAAGTCACCTGTAAATATTTACCGGGCCTGTTTGGATCGGGAATATACCATTTACCATCCGGAGCTTTATTCGCCCCGGGCCTCGGCGGAGTCTCTATGCCTGTCGCCACCGGCGGAATCACCGTTGGAGCAACCGCTGTTCCCGGAGAAATACCCCCTTTCTCCTCCTGGGGCGCGGGCAGGTTTACCGGCGCCGCTGGCGTCCCAGTAGCCCTCGGTTGCGCCCCGGGCATGACCGGCGTAGTCCCAGGGAGAACGCCGGGCGGAATATATGGAGTCAATGGCATATCGTTCGCATCCCTCCCAAACCCCTTCTTTTTTATCGCAGGTTTTGGAAGCGCTCCAACGCGCCCCTCATTCAAATCATACATCTCCTCATCCGGCTTCATCGTCTTCCATGCCTCCAAGGCTTCTTTTTCAATCCGGGCGCGGTCAAGAACTCGTTTCTCCTCCACCGTCACATGCGGCGGCGGTTTCCTCTTCCACCCATCCGGCGTCTGCTCATAATTCTCATAGAACACCGCTTTTTGTTCTGGGGGCGCCTTACTCTTCCAATCTTGATATGTGGCCTCGCGCGTCGCCGCCTCAACTAGCGCTTTACCGGTCGCCGCCCTGGTCGCCTCCTTCTCTTCCCATTCCCGCACAAACGGCGCCGGCATATTCTCCACCGCCCGGCGCTGAATATGTCCAAGAATCTCCTGCCCTGCCCCCGGTAATGTCGCCAATCCCCGCTCAAATTCTTCACGGCTTTGCCAGGCCGGCACTTGCCTCAAATACTCCGCCAGGTTCCGATCGTATTCCGCCCGCCGGGCCGCCAGGACCGGATCCCCCTCTATCCCGCCATACATCTGCCTCATCTCCAGCAGACTCGTCCCCTTCGGTATCGTCAGCGGCCTCATCGTCCCGCCCCATCCCGAGGGCGCCCCCCCCGCCGCTGGCCTGCCCTCCAGCGCCCCGGAATCAAGGGAAGGCGGCCGGCCTCCCCCGATCTCCGGGCCCTCCAGCAGTTGCTTGACAACCGAGCCGCCTCCAAATCCCCCCTCCGTAACCGGATTAAATACCACGCCCGCCGCCCCCTGACTCCTCAAATTGCTTGCTATCTCGCGCCGACGAAACCGCTCCGCGCCGGCCGGCATCAATCCTGTTTCCGCCGGCCGCCCTGGCCCGGCCGCAAAACTGCTCTCCAACGGCCTTGCAACCTCTCTCCCGCCGGACGGAATACTCTGCTCAAACTTCCCGTAAAAATCATCCATCCGGTTCACGTCCTGCCCCTGCGTTAACCGCTGATAATCGCTCAACCCCATCCCGCCTAAATTACCGGCCGCTTCCGGCACCGTCCCTGCTATCCGGCGCGGATTATAAAATCTCGCCGGAGCATAACCCGCTATACCGTGCGATTGAATGCCGCGCGCCTGGTATTCGCGCCTCTGTTCGTCGCTCATAAACAACGGGTCCATAACTCTGTTTATTCTTGTCGCCATAAAACCCCCAATCTTTCTTTTCGCTTTAATTATATGTAAAAACCCACTTGGTCAGAAATACCGGATTATACAAATTTATGGCGTAAGCCGCGTTCCATGGCGATGAGCAGTTAATCGGTATAAGCTCAATCGGGTTTCCCTCATTCTTGAATAGATAATCACTGGTATAGGAATCACCTGCGGAATTAAAAGCCAGATCACTAACGTCGTTCGCTTTGAAATATTTTCCATTTTCGGCGCCTATCCCGTCAATGTCCATAAACGCTCCATCAATGGCTCTGACAAGAAAATATGTGTCCGCCACAAATGGCAGAATGAAATCTGTCACATAAATTTTGATTTTCTCAGTGTATCTTGTGCTCCAAAAATATTTGTCATAAGTTTGAAGACAGCAACTTCCGATGACCCAATAATACGCGGCCGGCGATTGCTCTGCCCAACTCGCCGCATTCCAATTATTTATGTTTTGCGTCCGCGCCGCCTCGCAATTCATTATATGATTTTCACCGACGGCTCTTCGCTTCAAACATCCTTCAATGGAATGCGTCGCGCCGCCCACCGTGTATTGCAATGCGCTAAATCCCTTCTGTATGTCCTCAAAACACCACGCCCCGCGTATATCCCCGCTTGCCGGAAATCCATAACTCCAATCATCGCTTTTGTTCACTTTCCGCCGAAAGCTATCCCCGCTTGTCGCGCTTACATTCAACCCCGCCGCCGCCTGCCATGTTGCTTTTGTGTAATACAAAAAACCAGTTCCTGCCTCATTCAACGGACCGTTCGCGGAATCAATAAAATACACGCAGTTTGCTTCCAGCCATCCCATTATCCCGCTCCAGATCGTTCTGTCCTGCGCGTTTGCACCCTCCGTTAAAAGATTGATCCCTTCCACGCTCTGCCCTAACGCCTGTTTGTGTTCAATATACGAGGCTATTATCTCGTTCGCGCCGGCTAAATCCTGCCCGCCTTTGGTCCAACTTTCTGCTGGTGTAAATGCTCCCATTATGCCCACCTCGTCCAATCCCATACCGCCCCGCCGCTACCGTCGCGCTGTAATACCTGATACTGTTCCCCGCCCGACGGCAATCCGCTTATTTTCCCGATGACCCATTCGCCTTCCCACACCAAATGCGGCTTTTCGTCCGTCCCATGCGGCAACAACGATGTAAAATTGTATGTTACCCACTTGCCGCTTTGATAAACCAACACATCACCTTCTTCTGCTTCCGCAAGCAGTTTCTGCAGAAAATCTTCCAGAGAAATAATTTCCCATTCTCCCGTATCCGCATTCCAAACCAACACATCGCCCTCTTCCACGCCGGGAATCAAACTGCTGAGATCAATCAGATCGCTCTCCCATTCCTCGGTTTCTACGTTCCAGACCAGGTGCGGCTCCGACTCCGATCCGTCCGGTAATATACTGCTCGGCGCCAGTTGTCCCCAATATGCCGTATCTTGTCCATATTCCCCGCCAGCCGATAAACATAACACGTTCCCCTGCTTCTGCGCCCCATCCAGCTCCCGTAATGACCGCGGCACTTTGTTTTCCGCTATCCGCTCCGCCTCGGCCTTGGTCGCAAAATCACTCTGTAATAATCTGTTTACCGCAAACGTCAGGCTTGCCAGCGCCGCCTGAACTTCGCTCTTTAACGCAAACGCCCCCCGGATGCTTTGCAACAGCGCATTTACTATCCCCTGCACCATCCCCACCGTCGCGGATTTATCCTCACGGCCGGTGTCCTCCGCCGGTTTCCCGTCAGGTTGTAACCCTCCAGACGGATTATACTCCGCCCGTCTTTCTCCTTGAAATTTTTGCTCCATCACTTTGCCGGCTCCGTGTAAGTATACGTTGTTATCAGATGCCTTGTCTTAACCACCTTTTCCGCAATCCATTCAAAATCACCGGCCGGGCCAAAATGACTTCCGCGCGTGTCTTCCACATTCGGCCAGGTCCCGCTGTTTGCAATAAACGCGCTCGCGTCTTCTTTATTGCTAAAGGATTTCCGCGTGTGCGTCCATTTCTCCCGGTAAATATATGTCGCATTATTCCAATACCGCCCCAACGTCTCCGACCATACCTGGCTTGTAACTGATACCGTGTCCCCGTAAATCTCCCATGATAACTCTTCAGGATACATCAACACCCGGGTTGTCTTGACCACTTTGTAACTGTGCGTCAGATATGCGTCAAACTCATACGCCAGAACGCGCGTGTCAATCCCTCCCCCGGTCTCATCACTTATCGCCGGCGGCGTCAAGTCATGAATCTTAAGCTCCGTCGTTTCAATCTCTCTCTCCCCATAATGCGATACAAATTCTGCCACCGATACGGCTTTGCTCGTATCCTCCTCTTCCACCGTCCCTAAATTACCCGCTTCCGTCCGCCGCGCCCGTAAACTCGTTTTCTTCCCCGGCGCTGACGCCGCTACGCTCGGCTCCAATGGGTTTTCCGTATGGATCGTCCGCGCCACCGCGTTAAATCCTGTCTCCTCCCCCTCCACGCTCACCTGGTCTTTTGGCGTCGTCTCAGTAACTATCGTTCGCTGATTCCCCGCCACCGTCCGATCCGCTTCCTGGCTAATAATTGTCCCCTTGGGGGCCTCCGGCTTCGTCAAGTCCGTCGCATTCTCCGTATGCAAGGTCTTCTTGGATGATGCCGCCGCGCTCTCATCAAAACTCTCCGCCACCTGGTCTTTCGGCGTCGTCTCAGTAACTATCGTTCGCTGATTCCCCGCCACCGTCCGATCCGCTTCCTGGCTAATAATTGTCCCCTTGGGGGCCTCCGGCTTCGTCAAGTCCGTCGCATTCTCCGTATGCAAGGTCTTCTTGGATGATGCCGCCGCGCTCTCAT